CTCCGAGCAATTTCCTGATCGAGTAGATTTAATATTGTACTGGTAGACGCATGAGAATCACGCTGTATCCGGTCAAGCATTTCAATATATTGTTCTTCCGTTTGCTTCGCCTGCTCTCCTAAATCTTTTAACCCATCGGCGGCATCTTCCGTTCCTTTTTTTATATCGGCACCGGCTTTAATCCCTGCTTCACCCATCTTCTTAATTAAAGCAGCAGCCTCTTCTTTTGTTACGATTCCATCTTCGAGAACATCGTTTAGTTGCTTGTTTACAATTACCAACGTCTCTTCGCTCACTTCAAGCATTGCAAGCCCAGCATCGTAACTCGCAACCTTAGCCGCCGCATCGTCATACGAATTTACTAATATTTTTAAATTCCGACCCTGAGTATTGAGAGACATCCCCATTTGTTTTGCTGTACTCTCGAAAAACTGTATTTGTTTGGAAAAGTGCTCTGCATTTTTTCTTGCATTTTCTATCCCATTCCCATATTCCGCTATTAATCTCTTACCCTCTGCTCCCATTAACATAGCTTTGGCTCTTGCAAGGCGAAGCTCCATTTTTATCTGGGCTTGAAGCGAAATATTATATCTATCAATTGCTTCTTTATTTAGATCAATTGCCTTTTTATATTCCCCAGAGGTCGTAATCGCATCCGGGACGATCTCCTCGATCCTCTCTAATAATCCATTTAATCGTTCCTGCTTGTTAGCGTATTCATCGGTGGTCTTATCCATTTCCCCCATCTCTGTCTTGAGGGCTTCATAGTCACCGACCAGTGAATTGATGGCTTTTGATTTTTCGACAAAATCCGAGGCAGCTTTCTTTACATCTGACTGCAATTTATTTAACCTGGACCGGAGATGATCCGCACCTTCACCTGTATCATTCATCATTGAATTCAGAAGTATGAATCCACCGGCAAGTCCTCCGACAACTGCGATCCCGGCAAGCAAGCCAGCAACCGGACCGGCGGCAAGAGCGGCAATCGCTCCACCTACAATACCAACAACCGAAAGCACACCCGCAAGACCAAGAACAAGAGCAGCCATTGTAGCAACTGTTCTTTTAGTGGCGGGATCAAGTCCATCTATCGCACTGGTTACACTCATAATAGCATTTTTTACAGACTCAAATATTCCTGCACCCCTTGCTGTATCAGAGAAGATGTTTCCTATTGATACAATAAGAGCTACGGCTGCTTGTTTCAGTTGCTTGAACTCGAATACCAAAGTATCAGTCTGCTTCTCGAATGCCTTCATCGTCAATCCAGCACGATTCATAGCAAGTTCAATATCTCTATAATATCCCGCCGTATCTCCTAAGACTGGCATCAAACTTCTTAATGCTCTGGTATTTTTGAAGACTGCTGCTTGCTCTTCCGTTGATGCTTTGCTCATTTTTTTTATTACTTCAATAAATCCATTCGCCTTGAGCCATGTTGTGTTTAATTCGATTCCATATTTCTTTGCTACTTCTATCGCTTCCTTCCCTGGTTTCTTTACGAATGCCATTAATATCGCATTAAGACCGGTAACAGCAACTCTCGTATTAACTCCATTTCGGGTAGCCGTAGAAAGGATTGCCGACATTTCTTCCAGAGACATACCGGCCTGACTTGCCATAGAAGCAACCATACCAATAGCGGGAGCCAATTCAGCAAAGGTAGTTTTCCCCCTTAAAACCGTAGCGAACAAAAGGTCAGATATAGATTCAGCGTCTTCTGCCGCCAAGCTATAGGAATTCATTATGGTAGTAATTGCATCGGCAGCTGTACCAGTGTCAGTGAGGCCGGCCGTGGCAGCCATTGCCGATACATTGAGCACGTCCATTGCCTTAGCCGGGCCAATAGACGCAGATAAAATATCGTAGAGTCCTTTTGATAAAGTAGAAGTCGATTCCCCAAATTTTACTGACAAGCCAGTAAGCCCTTGTTCATATTTAGGGAGATACACCATCCCGGCCTCATCGAGCATAGTAGACACATTAGCCAACTCTGCTTCAAATTTACCAGCTGCAACCATCGCTCCGGTCATCGCACCGCCAAGAACAAGGAATGAACGACGGCCTATTCGACTAATACCGGAAAGAGACTGATTAACCCGCTTAAATGCGGAGGCCATTTCTTTTGTCTCAGTCCGCACCCGTGACTTCAATCGCTTAATTTCTGCGATTGCAGCCTTAGCGTCGGCATAAATTCCGATTGTAGCTCTTCCAAATTCCACAATAATTATCCTTTAATATCCATTTTACAATCCCATCATATCCACTCCGGCGATATCCTCTATCGGTTCAAGGTCTTCCGGTGGTGGAGGTGGTTTATCTGTTGGTATATAATCCATAAAAGAGATGAGCTGCCAGTCGGTAAAGTTGCCGATCTCTTCAATGCTTAGTCCGTAATACTTAACTAGGGCCGGGATTATCTGATCCCATTCTATTCTTTCGGGGGGACCGTTCCCCCGGTCGGGTTTTTTCCATCTTGCCCCGTCTTGCCTTTTTTCGCGGCTTCAGCTTTTCTCTTCTCAATTCTTTCCTCTTCCGCTCTGACTCGCATGTTGTTCATCTGCATATAAATTGACTGCCAGTTATCTTCATTGATTAACTTTTTCACCTTAGATAGATTTAACTCCGGGTGAAAATCAATAGCGGAAGTAAGAAAATAATGTCTGGCTCCACGCATTGACTTAACCGTTGCCAGAAGTTTATATTCATCTACGTTTCCACTGTCTGCCAGTTTGGTATATTCACGTACGCAAATCTCTTCACTCATTCCAGCGTCTTTCAAGAACTGGAATCTCTTTTGAGCTTTTTCCTCCAGGTCCTCCATGAGTTCCGCTCGTATCTCTGCCATGAACTGTGCCATCTCGATCAAGGTGACTTCACGGCAAGTATATTTCTTCCCGTCAATCTCAATATTAGTCTTATTCTCTCCGAGCATTTCAATCAACCCGGCTTTCTTTTCCTTCGTCATTCTATTACCTCCATATTAGTTTCGGGGCCGTATCACCTTCCATTTCAATCGGCCCGTCTACTGGTTTTTTTACAATATACTTACTCGTTATTTTTCCTTTACAGATACGGAACTCACTTCTAATCGAGCAGAATCTAAACTCTAAATCTTTGTCAGTAAGGTCACGGTTAATGATATAACGGAGAGCCGAGGCCGTCCAACCGATGGTCTTCTGTACCGACGGCCCTCCGTTAGGATCACGGGATAAAACATCATACTTCTCATGTAGCGTCCAGTTCTTTAATGCTCCTACCTGAACACCACCAAGAAAAATACCTGCTTTCATCCCCCATTCAAGCATTTGATTTCCTTATGCTAACGTAAGGGTTACGGCACCGTCGGCTTCAAAATTAAAATCAAAGGTCGCAACGTTATTACCGGAAGCGTCAAGCACAATATTCTGCGTGGTAATAAACGCATTGAAGCTGTAATTCTTAGTAGCATCAATATAAAACTTTAATGCCACGGTAGTTCCGCCAACGTTAGCGTCATGAATGACTTTCTGCCCGAGGGTGTCGGTCATATCCCAGCTTCCCTTTCCGCTTCCTTTCACATCAACAAATCCGCAATGCTTCTTCGCAAGATACGTGTCCAGAAACTTCGGGGTGGGAGTCGGTGCGTTATCAAACGTTAAGGTTATGTTATTCAGTTCTGCGATGGTATGAGTTCCAGTTACCATCTTTCCACTTTTCGCACAAAAAGTTGCCATTGTCTTTTCTCCTTTCTTTGTTACTAAAAACGGCCAGCTATGGGACATCTGACATACACAGTATGCCGTCTGTTTCTCCCTGAGCTGGCCGCCTTGTTGATTCGGTTCTTTACCGAACTATTTTGGTTGTTCTATCATTCCGCGATAATCTATAATAATGTCCCATGCTTTAAGTATTGGATCCCAAACTTCTCTGGTTGCTTCACGGTGAAAACATACACAAGTATATCCCGTGATTGTTAATGTCACATCGTCTAAAACATTTGCCACCGCTTCGGCGACTTCTCCGGCTAATTGCTGGGCGGATTTAGTTACTGTTTTCTGAGCGTAACAATCTACTTGTATCCAGGGATAGTCTATCGTATTTGAAAAGTTATCATCTCCTCTTTGAGTGACAATAAAATAAGTCACATACGGCATTTCTATACCGTCTTTCACGTTAAGATTATACACTCCGTTTATTAATGCCATGAGGGCGACATTGCCTTTTAACTCGGAGTGGATAGCAGATTTTAAATTGTTGATCTTTTGCATTATTAAATCCCGAATATTCTACGTATTGCCGGAGTAGCTTTATCAAGTGCCGGTCTTAAGTATGGACGGGGTGAAAGATTACGCCCCCGATTTCCTTGCTCAAGGTCTGCTCCGTAGTCTACGTTCGTTCCGACTACTCCTGCTATCATCGGATATTTACCTCCAGGATTTCCTACTCCCGGAGCATCGGCTTTCGATCCTACTCTCCCGGTTTGTCTACCGCTTCCAGACCAGTTACTACTGATTGAAGCTCTTAGTCTGCCGGTTTGTACGTGCGGGGGTTCTCCCGGTGCTGACGGGCCGCCACCTTCGGACATACTCAGCTTGACTATCTTCTCAACTTCCAAGCAACTCACGGCCATTCT